TTCTACAACAGCTTGCTTGTCTTGGTCAAACTCTTTGATCTCTTCAGCTAGTGCATGGATAACAAACTTTTCTAACTTAGCGATAGCTTCAGTTTGAACTTTCTTATCTTGACGTAACTCTTTGATCTCTTCTGCAAGTTTAGTAACCATAAAGTCATTAAACTTACCTGCTGATTCAACCATGTGACGTTTAAATTTCACGCGGTCTTCAACAAGAGCTTGTTTCTCTTCGGCGAACTCTTTGAGTTCAGCGGAGAGTGATTCAGTGACCATTTTGTCTAGAGCTTCAACCATTACTTGTTTATCGTGTGTATAGCGTTGTGCGAACTCTTCACGCAATTCAGCGCGAACAGTTTCACGTGCTTCATTAACTTGTTTTTCCCAAGCTTCTGTAATAGCAGTTTGGGTTTCTTCGTTAATGATGCCACTATCCAACAATGGTTTGATAGCTTCTAACATGCTGATCTCCTATTTAATTTTCAAATCTTTGATTAGGCCTGTAACAGCTTGCTTCAAATATTTTTGTACTTTTTGATCTGCGCTGGCTTCACGTGCCATTTCGAATACCTTACTGCCACCGCGCATATTCATCAACCCCTCGTAGATAGCTGTTGGATATGCATTTGGTGCGCTTGGTTGCGCAACTACATCTACTGTGACTATTTCAAAGTCACTTACTTTGCCGTCTCCCTCGTTCACGTTGCCGCTACCACGAGATGAAACACCAAGTTTTACTCCTGATTCCAACATGGTCTGGACTAACTGACCCATTGGAGTAGGAAGAATCTTTAATTTACCAAAACCGTTAGGTCCATCCATCCACATATCAGTAATCATATGTGAAACACGGTCTAAATTAATTTTCAAATCATCAGGGTGATCAACTTCGCCTAAGACTGAGTAACCACCCTTGATCTGTTCATTTAATGTAGAAACGGCTTTTTCAATCTCATTTACTGGATATACACGTTCATTGTGGTTTTTAACGCCACCTTGGATGAATATACCTTTCATGTAGAGATTTTTACCTTTGCCGTCAGCTGAAGCTTCAGTTAACACTTCCATTCTAGCTGCGTCAAAAGTCAAGTTCTCTTTAAGATAAAATGCCATTATAGTTTCCTAATTATCTTGGTGTTGTGCTGATAACTGGTTTCTTGCCTTGAGCAATACGACCATCATTACCTGCTAATTTACCGTCTTTGTCGCCTACTTTCTCAGCGCCATGACCACCTTCGCCGCCACCGTCCCAAACTTTTTTCTTGCCTGGAACATTTTTAAATTGGCCTGCGTGTGGTAAATTGCCTTCACCTTTTTTGTATTGGTTTGGAGCACCTTCTTTAGCTGGAGCATTGCCGTCTGGATTGCCATTAGCTTTACCAGTTGCGATATTCTTAGCTGAACCGCCCATGTCGTTCTTAGATGCTACAGGGTCTTTAGTGTTAGGTGCAGCTTTGAAGCTGTTACCTGTACCAACTGTTTTACCTTCTTTACCATCTAATTCACCTTTGTATGGTGTACCAACGTTATCGACGTATTCTTTAACGACTTTTTTAGACTCTTCTAAATCTTCTTCATCGTCTTCCTCATCGTCTTCTTCGTCATCTTCTTCTTTAGCTTCGTACATCATGCCTTCCATTTCGTCTTCTGAACCTTCATCACTGTGGAAATCAGGATCATCAATACCGTCGTGGTGCTCTGGCTCATGTGCTTCGTCAGCCATTAGTGCATCAAATTCAGCTTTAAGTTCGTCAAGTGCTGATTCTAAATCAACAACGCGATCTTCTAATTCTTCTTCACCAGCTTCTTCACCAGCTTCGTCGTGATCAAACGCACCGTCTTCTTCTTCAGCGTCTTCTTCAGCGTCTTCTTCACCGTATTCTTCTTCTTCTGAAATGCCTTCTTCGTCCATTTGAACGTCTTTTACTAGGCCTTCAACTTCGTTACCACCCATTACTTCGTCTAAGTCTTCTTCTTCAACTAGACTTTCATAGATATCACGTGATTTTTCCACAACGATTTGGTGGAACAATTCACGAGCTTTGTCTGTTTCATCGTTGATGATGAATTCGACTAATTGTTCGTATTTGTTGCTCATTTAAGAACTCCTTAAAAATTAATATTAAATCCGGACTAATACTTGAGAGTAAATGTATTATGTTTATATATTTACTTTAGATTACAGAAAAGGGGGTTAAATGCTAGTTTTTTGATTGGTTTTGGAGGATAATTACAGCGTTGGTACTTGCTCAACAGGGGCTTTGTATTGTTTTTGTACACCCGTGAGCTTTTGTTCATGCTCTAACTTACGTACATCATTCATGATACGTAGGCGATTTATCTGCTTTAGAGTCAGTTTTGTCTTACGCAAGTCGTGGAGTTTTAGCTCTGTATGGTCTTCTTTTTCAGAGCGATAGCCAGTTGGATCTTGGTCAAATACTTCAAGTAGGTTCATGTTATTATTTACCAAAAAGCCTATAAACCTAATCCGCCAGCTGGAGCACCTGCACCACCAGCTGGAGCACTGGCTGCTGCACCAGCTTCTTCAGGACCGCCAGGAACTGCACCTGCGGGTATCGCACCTATGGGTGCTGGTGTTAGTGTTTCTAAATCTTGTTGGATACCTGCATTACTTACACCTACACTACGTAAACCAGCGTCAGGAGCGGTAGTATCTTCAACAGTGCCATTTTCTTGTGCCCAAAGTTCATCGTTGCGTGTCATTTCTTCTTCGCTGAGATCTAAGTAACGTTCTAGCAAGAATCGTTTGCTTAGATAAGGGATAGGTTCTAGCTGTGTAAATGTAGCGATACGTGTTTGATCTACTTCAGCTTGGCGATATTTAGCAAAGTTCTGTGGCTCATTGAAGCGTAGTTCAAACAGTGAATTGTCAATGTTTACCCCTCTCCAACGCATGAACATTTTAAATTCCATGTCTAGTTTTTCAACTATTAGACGTTGTAGGCGCATACAGTATTGATTAAAGCGCCATTCTTGTATCAGTGCTGTAGTTGTTTTACCGTCGCTATATGTACGTTCACTTTCATCAATACCATTTGGTAAGTAGCTTGACGGAATACGTAAACCACGGAACATCTTGTTGGTAAAGTAACGCAAGTCAGTGATTTCACCTAGGTTCTGACCACCTGGGAATACTTCAACTGTTGATCCACGGCCGTCTGCTGTGGTTGGGAAAAAGTAGTCTTCGTTAGTTGATAATGGATTGTATGTAGCATCCATCATGTTTTGCCCACCTTCTGTTTGTGTAGGAATACGACGTTGATGGATTTCATTTTTGATACGGTCAACATAGGCCATGGCCATGTGTGTGGGCATGTTACCTACGTCAATCTTAAAGATTCTGCGTTCTGGTGCACGTTGTATACGATAGATGATGATAGCATCTTCTAATAATTCTTTCTGTTTGAAAATCTTAAAGATACTTTCTAGCACTGAATTACCAAATGGCCAGTTTAAGTCTAAGCCTTCTGTTAGACTTAGGTGTACTACGTGTTCTGCATCAATAACAGCTTCATTTTTAGCATGGCTAAAACGTGATCCGCCACTGTAAGGTGTTTGTGGTTGTACATAACTACCACTTGGCCCGCCTACCTGTGGGTGGTTGATGAATGTATCGCTTGAGCTTAGTGCTGTAGCTGTCAAGTTCATAAAGTTGATGTTTAGATCTTTGATAACATACTGTTCTGGTTTCTTACCTTCAGCTTCGTTAACGATAACTTTGGTAACTTTGAACATTTCTGTCCAGAACAGTTTAAATGTTTCTGGGTCACGTAGGAATACTTGATCACCATATTTGATCACATTACGGACCAGTTTAAACAATCTCTTGTTTAATTCGTTAAGACTGACCCATTGTTGTAATTGATCTTTGAGAATTTTAACTTCGTTGTCTGTGGGATCTTCTTTGAAGAATAAATCAAAACCTGTGCCATTTTCAATATTTGGCTGTGTCATGAATTCAGCTAGGATGTCTAAGGCTGCATTGACTTCACTGTCCATGTCCATCTGTTCATATTGGTTATATCGTTCT